GACTTAACAGTTGAAGATGTTGCACCAATTTATAAAAAAGGTTATTGGGATAAAATGAAAGGTGATGAACTACCAGATGGTTTAGACCTTTGCGTTTTTGATTTTGGTGTAAATGCAGGACCAGGCAGAGCGGCCAAGTACCTACAAACAATGATTGGTACGGTTGCAGATGGTGGTATTGGACCAAATACTCTAGCAAAACTAAAAGAATATGTTGACGCTAATGGTTTAGAAAAATGTATTAAAGACTATCAAGGTGAAAGACAAAAATATTATGAGAAGTTAAGTACATTTGCTACATTTGGTAGAGGTTGGACAAGAAGAGTAGATGAGACTACTGAACTAGCCTTATCAATGATTAGCTGAGAAACAGAACCGTTTAAGTCGGAAAGAGACAAATTAAACAATTTATACATGCTTCATAGGTGCATTTAAGGCTTGACAATATCATATCTATCGTATATAATGAGTATATAAATTAAAAAGGAAACTGAAATGGCAAAGAACTTTGTACAACTAGACGAGAGCAAACTACCAAAGACCAAAGGTAAGAATATTGATGGTTTCAGGTTTTATGCTGTTGAAGACAAACATTATCCGAGTATAACAACCGTATTAGGTGCTATTCCAAAACCAGGTCTTATGGCATGGCGAAAGAATGTAGGTGAAGAAGCAGCTAAATGGGAAATGAATAGAGCAGCTCGTAGAGGGTCTGCTACTCACACACTTGTTGAACAATATTTAAAAGGTGAAACACCAACAATTCGTGATGTATTGCCTTTAGGTATGTTTAGATTACTAAAACCATATCTTGACCAAATTGACAATATTCATTGTTTAGAAACTGTAATGTATAGTAACAAATTGACCGTGGCAGGTCAAGTTGATTGTATTGCTGAATACAATGGTAAACTATCTGTAATTGATTTCAAAACAGCCAATAAAGAACGAGTTGATAGTTGGAATGAAAATTATTATATCCAATGTACTGCCTACTCTATCATGTATGAAGAGTTGTTTGGTACACCTATTGACCAAATTGTAATTCTTCAAGCAGGAGAAGATGGTTCTGCCAAGGCATTCGTAAAGAACAAAGCAGATTACGAACAAAAACTTGGTGACGCAATCAAAGGCTTCTATAAATATTATGAAGAGAAGACAAAAGGCACAGTAAAGTCATAATGGTCTCTTAAAAGGAGAAACCATGTTTAAATACATAGTTATATTATGTGTACTCTTCTCTACATTTGCTAGTGCAGATGAACACGGATACGATTTCAGATGGCAACATATTCCGGTAATTTGTGGTGATACACCAGAAATATTAAAATATCTTGAAGATAACGAGTTTGAATTACAAAATGTTTCTGTAGGTAGAGAAGGCTCAAAGCCTGAAGGTGACCCAGCATATTGGGTTGCTTACTATTTGAATAAAGAAGGTACTCAATCAGTATCAACAGCTACATCACCATCAGGTAACGAAACTTGTTTATTATATAGAAGTTTCGATTTAAGAAGCTCGAAAGTACAAACGAGTTTATAAGAATTGCTTGTTGACGATAAACGCAATAGGTAGACTGGACGAGGGTGCAACTCCCTCCACCTCCACCATAAGCACACTTTTAGGAGTGTTCTTATGGGGGGTGTGGTAGGTTCGACAGGTGCTAAAAGGTTTATTAGAGAGTAATAGTAGGCGTACTTAAACGCATTTTTAAATGGCGAAGATAATTTTGCCCTTGCAGCCTAGTATCTAGGCTACTGAGTTTTGTGGATTGTACTTGGAAACAGAAACAATCCACGCTTTACAAATTTAACAACAAGTGATATATTAGTAATATGAATAGTAAAGAATTTAGTTTAATTATAGAGGGTGTTGTTAAAGAAAAAAGACCAATATCTTATATGGACGCAATACTATGGTATTGTGAACAAAATCAAATCGAGGTCGAATCAGTTGGCCGATTAATCTCAAAAGCATTAAAAGAAAAAATACAAGTTGAAGCTTCTAACGCTAAACTTCTAAAAATAGAAGAGACAGGAAAATTGCCAGTATGAATATTCAAGTGATTGATAAAATGGGAAGTGACTTATCAGTTGTAAATGCAGCTCGTGTATCATTTAATAAAAGAAAAAAAGAATTTGAAGATAAAGATGAAAAACTAATTAAATATTTGGCAGAGCATGACCATTGGTCACCTTTTGGTCATACCACTTTACAATTTTTAATTAAAGCACCTGTGTTTGTTGCACGACAATTAGTAAAACATCAAGTTGGTTTAGTATGGAATGAAGTAAGTCGTAGATATGTTGATGATGAACCTGAATTTTACATACCATTTATATGGCGTGGTAGACCAGAAAATAAAAAACAAGGTTCTAGTGAAAAAGAAATAGAATTTGATATTACACCAACTATTAAATATGTAAAAGAAACATATCAAAATTTATTAAAAGATGGTGTAGCACCAGAAATGGCTAGAATGGTTTTACCACAAAACATGATGACAGAGTGGTACTGGACAGGCTCAGTAATGGCATTTGCTCGTGTATGTAATTTAAGAAATAAACCAGATTCACAAGAAGAAACAAGAATGATAACTTTACAAATGGCAAAACATTTAAAAGACCATTTTCCAATTAGTGCAAAGTATTTGTTAGATGAAAAAGTATAAAGACAGAATTGATGATTTTTTTAAATGGGTAAAAGGTACTGAACTTGTCGAGTTAGATGACATTGATGTATCAGAGGATCCTGTTAGACCAGAGTTGACACTCGGTTTTAGAATCACTCATGGTAGAAAGATATTTGGTCTAAAATATAATGATGAAATTGAAGCAATTGTATGTACAGCATTTTGTCCTGAAGTACCATTTACAGTAAGAGAAATGGATTACATGTCGCAGGCTGCCAATCAAGATGGTCAAAGAGGTTCAATTTGTGTTGCATATACTGTATGGTCTAGGAAAAGAGGTGCAGGTAAAGAGATTATTAAAAAACTTGCCGAATGGGCTGATACACAAAATTTTGAAAGATTGGTAACTTTATCACCACTTACACCTATGGCTACACACTTTCATATTAGAAATGGTGCAAAACAGGTACACATTAATGAAGAGACACAAAACTTTGAATATAAATTATAATTATGTATGGTGGATTTGATGTATTTAAAACTTACTTGGCTGTTAAAAATCATTTTACTACCGATTATGATTACAATAAGTATGGTGGAAGAGTTACAGCAAAGTTGGAAAGCTTTACGAAACGGCCAGATAGGTACTTTTTTCATAAACTTTCTAAAAGATATAATGAGCGAGACATATTGGATTATTTTGTTTCTAATTTTGCTCTTGATGGTAATAAGTGGGTTGGTAATATTGTAGGCAATGAAGGTTCTGAGAATTATACCAAGTGGCGAAAGTATAAAGAGTCGTTTGACTATCATTTTAGAAACGATTGTGTATCTATCAATAATGACCTTAGCAACCGTGGCATTTCTTTTAATGATGGTTTTCTCGTTAATTCAGGCCAACATCCTAGAATTTTACGATTACATATTCAAAAGAAAATTCACATCCAGACCACCGTCATTCTTGATTCAGTATTATCGTTTAGCAAGGTATGGAATAAAGAAATTGATGAAAAAGTTGTATGGCCTAAAATCGCACATACGCTTGCCAAATTAAAACCATTTGTGATATATAATGAAACACAAGTAAAACTAACATTAAAAGATGTATTTGTAAATGAAAGAGATTAAACCAATAGACGAAAAATTAGATGAAAAGATTGCTAAATTAAATAGTAGTAGAGTATATAAAAAGATAACACCAAAAGGTGACTTATCTTGGTATATTAAATGGGCAAGTAGTGTGCTGTTGATTATTGCTATGGTAATGACTTCAGTAAATATTTTTCCTTACAACTTGTATCCTGCAATTCTAGGTATGACAGGTTGGTTAATTGTAGGATTGCTATGGCACGATAGAGCGCTGATAGTATTAAACGCAATATCTATGGCTATCTATGCTATGGGTATTATTAATAGTTGGATAGGACAATGATAAAGACAATTAAAGATTTTTGGTTATCATCTTACGAATCAGATAAGGTGGCATTTTACTATGAGTTAGTAAGTTTTATTTTTATTGTAGGTGCAAGTATGACAATGGCATTTACAGCAGATAATCCAGATATGAGATACATTTATCCAGGATACTTTTTAGGAAGTTTGACAGCCGTATATGCACACTATCGTAGAAAGTTGGCATGGCCTACAATGTTAGTAAGTTATTTTACAATCGTAAATGTGTTTGGTTGGACAGTAGCAATGGGGTGGTTTTGAAAAGAG